GTCTACTTTTGGTGTTTGCCAATCTCTTGATTTAAACTTAATCGCCGGTAACCGGATATTAGGTATTGTAAACAACCTTTTCAAAAACTTCATTCATAGTTCCCCCTTAGTCATTATAATTGCCATACTGTCTATTATCTGAATAACCAGATTTCCCCATGTCTTCTAGCACTTTATTAAAGCCCATGTGGTCAGACATTATAGTTCTCATTTCATTCTCGATAATAGCATCTTTAGTCTCTAAGTCAGCTACCTTATCTTCAAGTTCTTCAACGGCTTCCTCAAGATCAGATGCGTCAAACTCTTCAGCCATGGCAATCTTTTCCTTGAGTGCTTCGATGTCGTTTTGTAACACTGCAACATCAACAGTGGTTTTTTCTTCTTGAATAGTATCAACAGTCGTGCTAAGGTTTCCAACTGTTGAATCGAGCTGTGCAACATACCAGATTATTCCAAAGGCTTGGGCGATTATTGCAACGACAATACCAATAGATACTTTTATATTGCTGAAGTCCATTACACTTACTTGCCTTTTTTCTTGCCTTTCGCTACTTTGGCATTGATAACACGGTCAAAAGAGTCTGCTGCCATCTGAGCAATTTTATCAGTTGCTCCACTTCTCATACCATCGATTTTATTACGTTGTTCAGCCATGTGTTTAGCACGTAGGTCTGTAATGTATCTATCTTGTGCTTTGCGCTGTTCTGAAGTTTCAGACATAAATATATCCTCCGATTATTGCCGGTATCTTGTCATTTTCATTATAACAAATTAGGGGGATTTTGTCAATAGATATTGTGCTCTGCGCTCGGCAGCAGCGGTTTGTTCTTTAGCACCTTCTGGGGCATATTCTAGCACGTAGTGTGGGAGAGCAGAGGTTCGGCCCATCACCGCTTGACAGCCCTTGTATTCATCTAAGTAACGGTATCGAGCGCACATAAGACAAACAATGCGATTCTCCGCATGAATTAAAAACATACCTTGGTTATTGTAGCTCATATGTCCGGGCTCGAATACGAGATGGCCTTCACATACTGGACAGACGTTTTTCTTCATAAACACTATCGTACCATATTCTGCATAAAGTTGGGTTGAAATTCTGGCGATTGTCTAGGGTCTGTTTGTTCTGCTGTTTGATCCCGTACAAATTGAGGTAGGGGAACATCGGGGTTTGTATAAGCTGTAACGGGTTCTTCTGTAGGCATTGAAGGAGGTCCAACAGGACTTTCAATTGGAGTAGGACTTACTTCCCATTCCATAGAATCGTCAGGCAACATTTCAGGAGGCTCTTGAGTTCCTTTTGCAAAAGAAAAAGAACCGTCTCCATTACCATAACCTTCTAGCATAAAATTAGCTTCGTTTTGAATATCTACATCATCTCTAGCATCTTTACGGGCAGTTTCCCATGCAGTTACACTAGCTGCGTAGTTTTCATCTGTTGTGTCATCATTATCTATTAATAGAGTAGCATTATACCAAGCATCCCAACCAACTTCAGCAAAGGGGTACTTAAGAGCAAATTCTGCATTTTTTACAGGGTCTAATATTTCTTCTTTCCAGTCATCACCAAACTCTTTTTCCAGATTTTTGATGTGTTGAGAGTGTATTTGAAAAAGACCATATGCTTTACCGGGAGTTCCATCAGGGAGGGGATCCGCATCATTTATAGCATCAGCCTCTAGTGTGCTTTCTAAATAGGATACTTTAAATGCTTTTTCAGCATCTTTGCCCCAACCAGCTTTAATAAGAACACGGTATAATTCTCGTGGTGTTAACTTTGACATTAGTTTTAGTTTAACTGACTTTTATGAATTTGTCAACATCTTCTATTTTAGGTAACTTAACTTCATCTAGCCACTGAGTCATATGCATATTGTTGTATTCATTCATGTATGCAAGTCCATACAATAAAGCTGCTTCAAATGTATCTCTATATGATTCTCCCATAAGTTCTGACATAGTACTTAAGAGCATAGAAGTAGATTTGTGTATATGAACACGCTTGTGTACCATATCATTGTAATTAGGCATTGACATTTCTCCAATCTTATGTTATTATAAAAAGTATAGCATACATGGCACAAACATGCAAATGGAGTAAAAATGCCAGCAAATCCGCTTACAGCGTTAACTCAGATGATGGATGGGGACTATGACCTTGACCATTCTGAAATGGACGTAGAGCAATCAGTAACACCTAACCCACTTATTGGTGCAGGTGGTCTGATTGAAACACTTAATGATAATCAAGAGAATTTCTTGGTCGGTAAATTATACGGACTATCAGATAAGCAAGCTGCAGAAGCTTGTAATATTTCACCTACTACAGCATATTCTTGGAAACAAAATAATGAAAACTTTCGTATCGTATACGAGAAGGTTACTACGCAACCAGTAATTATGGCTGCAGAAGTTACAGCGTTTGGACTTGCAAAAGCAATACACAAATTACTATTAATGCTTGACCATCAGAATGTTCGTGTGGTACAGTACGCAATTGACAGGCTAATTGATCTTGGCGGGATAACAAAGAGCAAAGTGGAGGTTACACATAAGAGTGGTAGCACAGACGACCTCGATGACATCCTCGAAAGACTTGAAGAACGAAGAGCTGAATCAGAAGGAGCAGCTGGAGGAGATTCTGAAGTGTAAAGAAGATATAGCTTATTTTCTTGAAACTTACTGTGAAATCAACGACCCGCAAACTTTTGAAACATTTCCGTTTAAACTTTGGGACTTTCAGAAAGAACTACTACGTGACTTCCAAAATCACGATAGGATAATTGTATTAAAGGGAAGGCAACTAGGAGTATCTTGGTGTGCCTCATCCTACGCACTACATAAAGCTTTGTTCTATAATAACGCAAACGTGCTTATGCTTTCCAAACGAGAAGATGAAGCTCAGAAACTCCTGTTAAAAGTAAAGTTCCAATACTCACGATTACCCCAGTGGATACGCAAATGGCGACCGCTAATCAACGATAACAAAAAAGAATTTGAAATCGAACAGCGTAATAAGAAGGGGAACGTGACACATCACTCTGTCGTATTTGCACTTCCCGCTACTGAAGACGCAGGACGTTCAGAAACTGCATCTGTCGTTATTGCAGATGAGTGGGCGTTCCATCCACATGCTGAAAAAAACTGGGCTGCCCTATCACCAACGATTGATGCGGGTGGACAGTTCATTGGGGTAAGCACTGCAAATGGGTTAGGGAATTTCTACTATAAAATGTGGAAGGGTGCAGAAGCAAATGAAAATGGGTTTAAAGGCGTGTTCCTCCCATATCACTTAAGACCGGGAAGAGACGATGACTGGTATGAAGAAAAGAAATCTAGTTATACAGATGAGAAGCTTTTCCAACAAGAGTACCCTTCCAGCCCTTTAGAATCTTTTATTACTACAGGGGGTTGCATTTTTGACTTAGATGGGTTACAATATATAGCAGAGACACATTGTAGAGAACCCTTAACTGTAGGTGAAGTTTTCAGTAGAAATGGATACTTACACGATTTGCAGCGTGATTGGCCGGAGTTAAAAATCTGGTCATTACCAAGAGTAGGTCAAGGTTTTATAGTTGGGGCGGATCCTGCAGGTGGTGAACCTAACGGAGATTTTTCAGTGGCACAAGTGATTGATGCCGCAACTGGGGAACAGTATGCGAGTATTGCAGGACGTTATGACCCGGATACTTTCGCAGGACTTCTTGCGGCGTTAGGTAGAAGTTTTAATCGTGCATTGCTAGCTGTGGAAAGAAATAACCACGGCTATGCAGTGCTATCTGCATTGAAGAATGTCTTTAATTACGAGAATATCTTTATCTATAAGAAAGACCGTAAGACAGGCGATGGAGATAATAAAGAGGGGTGGCCTACAAATTCCAAGACAAAAGCAATTATGGAGAGTCGGTTACAAACTGAAATCGCTCAACGTAGCTTAAAAGCAAGAGACATGGAATTTGTGTACGAGGCTCAATCATATGTAAGAACTGGACAACGAACAGGTGCAGAAGGTTCAGGTCACGATGATAGAGTAAGCAGTATGGGAGTGGCACTTATGGCTAAAGATATAGTTGCAATTACTAGCCGAGGACGACCACGACGAAAACAAATTATGAAAAAGCACTTTGGCACGAGGCATAGATAATGAGAGAAATACTGTACGCTAAGGGAGTCGATGTCGGTGAAGGTGAAGCCGAAATTGAGGCCAATGAGGAACGTGATGATAAATTTCTAGATCGCATGATGTCAGACCTGAAGTTTGGTCTGAGTTTCTATTTTGAACGCGACCAAGAATTCCAGCGGCAAGAGCGTTGGTACTACCGTGACCATTATGACCGTTCTGTACCAAAGACAGCTGATGTACCTATTTCTGAACAGATTGATAATACAACAAACATTGAGAATGAGCACCTAGTCACACTTAATATACCTTTTTCGTCTGTACAACGAGCACATACTATGATGACTGGTGAAGAACCTGTAATAGAAGTACTTTCTGGTTCATCTCGTGCGGATAAAGTAGTAAGGTTACTTCATAGTGTTTACCAACTAAACACCCGTAAATGGGGTGCTAATCCTGTACATGATGCTATT